AATATTTATTATTTTATAATATGTTAACAGTAAACTACCCATTGGCTAAAAGACCAATGGGCTTTGAACCTGAATAATGCAAAGAAATAGAGCAATACATATCCGATTCTCCAACGTGATTTACGGCACGTCCAAGCAAAGAGATAACCTTAGAGGCGTTATAATCCGCATCTATGATATCTACGTTGCAGTTTGTGTTTGTACATTTAAACACTTTGTTTGTTCGTTTGCCAATATGCTTACAAGAATGGCACGTTTGGCTCGAATAAGCAGGGTTAACCACAACAAGTTTTACGCCATTGAGCAAAGCCTTGTATTCAAGTTTCGCTCTCAAATCGCTAAAGTTCCATTTACCCACTCTTGTTCTAAATTTCTTCCCTTTCTTGTTGGCAGAAAATCTAATACCCTTCAAATCCTCAATGGCAATTCCTTTACCTTCGGATTTAGCAAGTTGAACAATTTGTTTACTAATAGTATGATTAATAATTGTACTCGTAGTTCGTTCTTTGCCAGACAATCGTTTCAGGACTTTTTTAGAGCCTTTCGTACCTTTGCTTTGAAGCGAACTCCTTACTTTTTGTCTTTTTTCTCTATAAGCATTAAGTTTTTTAGAACTAAAGTTTTTACCATTACTAAGGGATGCGATTTCGAGCAGACCCATATCTACCCCGATAAACTCTTCCACATCCTCAACATCCTCTTCGGGAACATCAACGGTTTGGAAAAGGTAAAACTTACCCTTCTTGTAAACCAAATCCGCTTCCCCTTTGATGTAAGGCAAATAAGCATGATTGTGACAAACAAATTTAATCTTTTGACGACCACCAATACACCACAAGGAAATTATATTATCGGGCTTGTAGGTCATTATCCTACTATCATAGGCAATGCTACCAAGTGGTCTAAAAGTGCGTTTGGTTTTCTTATCCAACTTATAGGCATCACATACTTTTGCGATAGAGCGTATAAGTATTTGGGCAGACAACCTAAATGTAGATTTAAAAGGATGATAAATTTCCCTTTGAAGTTTAAAGTTATTGAAAATGCGTTTTTCCCAAGCCACATCAGAAATGGCATTGCAAACAGTATTAGCTTCCTTCATCGTATCGAGAAGCAAGTTAGCCTGTTCATCGGTGGGCAAAAGTTTTATTTTCAACGTCAACTTCATACTGCAAAGATACAAAACTTTTCTGATATAAGAAATTATTATTTTTTAATTGAAGGAGAACGGCAATTCCTCCCTACCACCCTTCGGGATGATAGGGCTTCCTTGCCTAAAATATGTGAAAAATAATCAAGTTTCTGATAATCAACTGTGTAAATAAATGTGACAAAATAATGTTACAAAAACTACTGAATAATAGTGCAATAAACAAATTTACATTTGGCGTTACGCTTGTTACGAAGAACTATATTTTATCGTAACGCTAAACCCCCATAAACAGTGGCTTGTTACGCTGTTACGCTTGTTACGCTACTCTTTTATATATATATAGAAAATATTTATTATAGTATGTAGTTGTATAGTAACACAACACACACACATATAATATATTTATCCCTATATATAAAGGTACGCATTTTTAGCGTAACAAGCGTAACAGCGTAACATTGCCCCGAAACCCCCATAAACACTACATCCATTTGTTACGATACTTTTTTGCCTATCGTAACACTTTAATCTCAAAAATATACACGTCGCTCATTATCAGCCTTTTAGGCGTTACGCTACTTTTTCACTTTTTTTTAAATACAACCCTTTTTGCTCTAGAAAGCATAACAACGTATATAAAAAATGAGTTTGTAGCGCTATATCGTAGCACCATACTCTTACATACCTTGCCGTTGTACGATACCTTAGAACAGACACCCCGTCACCTTTTCAGCCATCCAATTATGTTAATTCACAGCAAAATAGCAAAACTCAGCCTCTTGCTATATACTACACCTAATACCCTTACATTCACTTTCATTATATATTATTTATATTACCTCAAGTACTCACCACCTTAAACTACTTTATCCACACCCCTATTGCCTCCAAAAAAACTTTTTCTAATACACAAAAAATACAACCCATTACAGCATCGTTAATAATATACATAGAGAAAATAACTATTATTATATACTAACAAAAATGTTAGAGTAGTCTAACAAGTAATGTTAGAGTAATCTAACAAAAAAATGTTAGACGATACTAACAAAAAATGTTAGAGTAGTCTAACAAAAGTACTAAAAGCTGTTGGTATTATTGTGTTTCATGATATAAGGTGAAGAAAAAAGGGTACATCTTAACAGATGGACCCAAATGCAAAAAGGATATTATTTTTCACTTTTGCTCTCTTTTTTGATAGGCACAACCTCCAGCTTAGATGGCTAAATCGCTATGGATATCCATGTTGGATCAAGTCCCGTATTATCTCCCATTCCTGTTTGTGGGGTTCTTCAGTATCCACCATGTAACACATGGCAATTGAGTACCCAAAAAATTGCCCTGATTGAATCAATTCTGTTAATTCAATTGGTGTTTTGACAATGTATTCGGATGGAGATATGGAGAATCCCTCAAGTTCTGTTGGCTCCTTAGTGAATGTCTGTCCTGTTACGTTGCACAACACATCGCTGTGTTTTGTTGCACTTAATATAAATACTATATTGTTACTCATGGCGAAAAAAAATTAAACTGATTAAAAATTTAGTTGTGCCCAATGTTTTGCTGAGAAGGCAAACACAGCTTCCGGTGTGTTTTCTTCAAGGGTGTTATTAACCAAATCCCTGTCGATGTCAGAGAAAAAGATTAGTATATACTTCACTTGTAGTTCACGAGGCAATGCAGCAAATTCTTTTGCGTGAACATATTTGAGTTTTTTCTGATAGTACCATTCTGTACCTTGTTGTCCGCTTTGTTTGCGGGTTGAATATTCTATATCGTTTCCTCGGATATGCCTAAATGTAACAAATTGATCAGTCATCGAAATTTACTTTACCCATCAATTTTAAATTAACATCTATATATATGCTGTCATAGTCTATAATATGAAGCCCGTGCATAAATCCTGCCTGATACCCTTTATCAAATTCTTTATTTTTTGGGCATCCTGCCGACTCTGGGTCCCACCATTGGAAGGTGGTGGCTGCTGTATTTCCAGCGGCAAATCCTGCCTTGTATTCTTTTTGTGCGCTATCTTTTGATAGCCAATTATTGTATGAAAGGTATGATAATAGGCTATACACCAGCATTATAACCCCTAAAGTACACCATTTTTTTGTTGTCATCTTGAAAATATTAGTGGTAATATAAGGCGTTCTATCCTAAAACTTCTAAATTGCTCCGTCTGGCTTTCTATAAAAAGTATTACTCCGTTTGCGCTTAATTTAACGATGTGACCGGATGCAACTCTTGTTGACCCATCCTCCTTGACAAATCTAAACTCCCGGTCCTTCTTGAGGAACATCAAGTACGCCATTCTGCGCATTGCGAACTTTGTAAATTTACTAAAGTGCTCTACCCATACGGCAGCAGATTGGGTAGTAAGATCTACCGCCTTTAGAGTATCTTGAAAGTTTTCCCTTGCTGCCTCCCATGCGAGCTTTATTCTAATACACCAATGTCCGGTGCATTTTTTTGCGTATTGATATAGCCTTGTGAAGAAGGCAATAACAGTGTCAGCCCATTCGACTGCCTGCCTTGTTACCATGTCTTTCCCGAAAATATCTTTTTTGTTTTGAAGGGATATTACTATCTTTGCCAAATTCAAATCAGCGAAAGAAAAGAAAACATTTTTTTTCATTTTTATTTTATTTGAGTATTGGGGCTGCCCGCAAAAAGCGGGCAGCTTTTTATAAAATTTTTGTGTTTGCTTTCATTTTTTTGGATGGTCTAAATGTGAGTGTTTCGTTTGCCATAACTATTTAGTTTCGTAAGTTAAAATACTTTCCTTTTGTTCCCAATATTCTAAAATGTATTCCCATTGCGGAGCATTAAGAATAAAGTTAGCCTCAACTAAAAAAGCAAAATGTTCATAGTTATTTCCAAACAAAAATTCTCTTGCATACAATGGATAAATTACTTTGTAGAATATATCCTCCGTGCTTTTGGAGTAATCAAATATTTTGTTAGTCATAATTAGTTTTGTTTAAGTTGTTCAATAAAAGAAACTATTAAATCGCAAGTCATTTTCGTTTTTTTAGATAAATCCCCACAAACTAAACTCACAATAGGGTTACTTTCATCCATTACCTTATATATTTGGTAACTAATACCTTTTATAGCTACTACATAACCTTGTTCTTCTATTCTCCTTATAACAGGTAGTAAGTAGTTAAAATCAGTATCAAATGGATAATTTACTTTCTCGGTAAATCTCCCAGTAAATTGTAGGTCTAATCCATTCCATAATGCCTTTTGTTCACCTATTGTTTTTGCATACTTGTTACCATTGTAAATAGGAACATTTACATTCCCGTTATATGGGATAGTTTCATAACCCATAAACTCAGCTATCAATGTGTTTGTTTTTACCTGCGTTTCCATTTCAATTTTTGTGCAAAGTTCTTTTATTGTGTTCATTTTCTTTTTCTCAAAATTACAAGTCTTGAGTTCGTTTTAAATGTTAATGTTTTTTTTGCTGCCGGATAGCGAACCAACGCGCACCGGCAAAGATTTTAATTGTTAAAAATTTGCGTCTGTTTGTGAGTTAGCGGCAAGCTGACCGAGCCAACGACCAGCCGACCGCATAACTAATTAATTCTCTTTTGAGAAGCGTCCTCTTATTGCCTCTACAGTGCCGTAGCTTTTCCGTTGTCCAACATAGATTTTCTTTACTGCTTCTTTAAGAGAAGAAGCAGTAACGGTAACAGGATACCATTTACCATTGATTTTTTCATCTTTTCCTGAATACTTTGCCATTTTCTATTTATTATAGTTTTACAATTAGCTGAATTACTAATCTGATGTAAAGATAATACCTCGTACCTCTTTATCCAAATCTTTTTACGTTTATATTTAATATATCTGTAATTATTTTTAGAATAATCCAAAGTGTAACCATATTAATTACACTTTGTAAACCTTCTGTTTACAGACTTTATATTTATCTAATTTATTGCCCATTTTGTTAGATTTTTTTTACCTCATATAAGCATATTCCCGCCTTTTGCCTTACCCTCATTCAGTATTTTGCCGCTTTTGTTAGATTTTTTCTAATCAATGAGATTTATACTCAACAATATATCGTCATTTTTATTATGTCTAAATAGTCATAATGTATTGCTTTTCAGTGTTTTTATGCTATTTGCTCCAGCCCGGCGTGTTTTTTTTGCAAGAAAAACAGAGGTCGCAAAATCTGACCTTTCGCAATAATTAACTTGAACCCGGATGGAATACTTGAAGTGTTTGAACCTGTTTGAAACGCTTGAAACGCTTGAAACGCTTGAAAAACTCGTAAAAGCTTGATTTTTTGTTTGAACCAATAATTCTTTACTACTTCTATATACTTTATTCTTGTTGTCTTATATTATGTCTTTTCGCTGCGCTGTTTCCTTTATCTTTGCCACCGCTTTTGTATCTTATTATAACTTAATGTTTTATGTATAGAGTTAATTTATAACGTATTTTCTAATCCTTTTTCTAATCACCCCTCCGGTTTATAGCACAAAAAAAGGGCTACAAATTGCAGCCCTTGTAAATAAGTGTGTGGGATTATATACTGTATAGCTATGCTTCTCTTTTAGCCATTTTTAAAAATTCGCTCAAGTAATTTATTGCATTTTCAATATCGGTGTGATCTGGAGCACATTAATACTTATAACAACCCCTCATCTGCTAACGACTTATATCCGTCCGCAGATAGGATAACATGGTCAATAAGCTGGCTATCTAATAGCTTTAACGCCTCTTTTACCTTGCGTGTTATTGCTATGTCCTGATGCGACGGGGTTAAATTGCCTGACGGATGATTATGAGCAAGAATCACGCCGCTTGCCAAGCTTTCTACAGCGTATTTCGCTATAAGCTTGACATCTACAACCGTTCCTGATATTCCGCCCTGGCTAATCTTCGCATATCCGATTGTTTTGTTTGCTCTGTTTAGAAGCAATATAAAACACGATTCGTATATCTCGATATCGTCATGATAAAAACGTCTAATATATTCAGCCGCATCCCTTGAGGATTGTATTTTAATCGTTTCAATATCCGTCTTTTCTTTTTTAAGACTAAAGGTTTTTAAATTAGCAACTTTCATGTTTAATTTTTTTTTATAATTTTATTTGATGCGGTTTACCTTCCAGCAAAAAAGGGAGGTTTTTTAAGAGGTTTGCCCCGACTCTAAGTGATCATTGGCCGTGAAATGGGCACTTGCCCTTTCTTCTGCATGGCGTCCCATCCGCTGTTTTCTTGCCGCATATTTCAGCGGCCTCTTTCTTTTCCTCATTCTTGACGGGGACCAACCCGTCTTTATGTTGATAGCATTTTTGACCGGCCACTTTTACGTGCCTCTTGCAAGGCACGCCTTTTTGAGTTAAGACTCCGCAGGTTTGAGCTGAAACGGCATAGCTTGTTGCAAAAGCTATCGCCAATACAATAAAAATTCTTTTCATTTTTTTATTTTTTTTGTTATTTAATACTGTAAAGATAATACCGTGCATTATACTATCATAATTTTTTGCCTATTATTTTTAATATATCTGTAAAATAATTTCAGATTCCGCAAGATGTAACCAAAATAGTGACACTTTTACGCAAAATAGTTACATCCAAATGGCAATGGCAATAGGTCAATCATCTATTCACTCACAACATAGCGAATCTACGAATACTATAAACTGAACCTCGTTTGTTTTGTTGGTCCTATGTCTTACCTGTATTATATGTAATAATAGTTTAATATGTTTATTGTGATCCTACTTTGAGATAATGCCAGATCCATGAACGCTGTTTTTGCTGATATTAGTTTGCGAAATCGAAATCCCAAAAATGAACAGGGGGGGGTAGAAAAAAAGAGGGCGACCGGCGGCGGAGGGGAGGGTTATATATTAGGAACGAGGTATATCTATGGATTAATGGAAAAAAAATATACATAATAAGAAAAACATTACTTATCTTTGTTGTGAGGTAACGGCAGTAGTATTACATAAAAAGAGAGATGATTGATGAGTGTGGATATATAAGTAGGGTAAGGTATGCTGATAGGTATGAGTTTTACAGTAGGGTAATTCGGGCTGTAATGAGTTTGCGTCCTATTGGTGGGTATATAAGCGACAAGGAGGTTGGGATACTTTGTTGTATGTGTATAGAGGTTGAGGATGGTGGTGATTTAACTGGCAATATTGGAATAATGGATAGATTATGTAGGAGTCCTATAGGTTGTATAAGTGATGGTGTATTTCGGAATTACAAGAGTAGTTTAAAGCGAGGAGGGTGGATAGTTGAGAGTGGTGGCAGTGTGGTGTTATGTCGGATATTGACTGATGTTGTTGGTCGTGGTCGAATTGGTATTGAGATAAATAGGTGAATTAGTTATGTCAGGAAAGGGTTACAAGAGTATTGCGATAGAGAGTTTGATGCCATCTGGTGATTATAGTGTTATTCCTGCAATATTGGACAAGGGGAATAGGATAGGTCGTTTGGCTGGTGGGAAGTTGGGAGATATAGAGGAAGTGACGGAGGATCAGTACAGGAAATATTGTGAGAGGCGTTTATTTTGGGAGGCACGTTTATTGAGCTGGGGTAATTTTTGGGAGTACATAAGATATTTGGATGATGATCACGAGTCGAGTACAGAGGAGTTATTGGCGGAGTTGGCTATTATATCTGATATAGAGAGTAGGGTTCGTGATGAGGAGGCTAAGGCTATTGGAGTTATTCGAGAGAAGATAGAGGTTAAGGTACGGGGTTTAGATTGGAAGGCGAGGCGAATGAAGGAGATGTGGGACAGTGGTTTAATGGGTTATGAGACGGAATGGGATGTTGGCAAAGAGATAAAGGCGAGGTATGATGGTGTGTGGGAGTCTATAATGCGTGAAGTATCAAAGGAGGTTGAAATAAGTTACGCTGATGTTGAGCGAATAAATAGTTGTTGGTGGTGGTTTGTGCGTGAGGTTATGGGTAATGGAGTGATGTGTGAGATACGTATGCCATATTTGGGTGTGATATATCCACGTGTGGGCGTGTTATATAATTATATAGAGAAGATGGGTTTAGTTGTTGAGGAGTTGTATAGGCGTGGGGAGATGAGTGAAGACAGGATGGACAAGATTGTAAATCATTTGGGTCGTTTGCGTAGTAGTTGGGTTAGGATAGACAAAGAGATATCTGACCGTAATGTACGGATTTCAGATGTGTTTAAGGGTGTTGATAGTGGGAGTATTGACAGGTTTGACAGATTGCGGAAGATGTTAGAGAGGAGGTATCCTGACAGTGATGTTATTATAGGAGGTATTGATTCGGGTGTTGAAGCGGAGAAGGTTGTTAAAAGGGGGAGGGGGAGACCGAGTGGTGGCAAGGGTTACAGTTGGGTTGAGCCTATGCGTAGTAGGCGTAAGTCGAGGATGTGGCGGCCTGGGGATAAGATAGGTGGTACATTGCATCCAAAGAAGGGTTAAAAAACAAAAAAAGGTATATATGGTATTAAGTAAAGCAGAGATTAAGAAAGAGTTTGAGGCTTTTATAAAGAGGGGTATAAGTTCAGACATTAGAGGATACGGCAACAATCATAGTTATATGATAGTTGAGGTATTTAGGATACAGAGGGAGCCTTCGGGTCTAATAGGGACGAGTGATGTTAGTTTAGTTGAGGAGACGATATTTCCAATTTGCAAGGTATTGCAGGTTGGTGTTGGTTTTGGTGGGGGATATGAAGTTGGGGATTTGGTAAGGATGAAGGATTATGATGCTATGACAATAAGTAATCCGAGATATGAGGCGTGGGTAAACAATGAGTACAGTAAGAGCAATTTAAAGCAGATAGGAGGATCTCCTCCTGCTAAGTTAAATAATTTATGGAAGAATTTAGGTAGCCGTGTTTTTTGTTTAAATCCATTTAGTTCTGGAGGTGATGATGTGGCTATATTTTACTTAGATACTCCCAATGTTTTAATGAAGGTTGTTGATTGGGAGGTTTGGTTTGGTGATATTAAATAGGAAAATGGTTATGATAAATGTAATAAGAGACAATAGTCGTGTAATAAAGTTTATGATTTTGTGTATATTGAGTATAGTAGGTGTATATCATATACTTGGTTTACGATTATTTACATGTTTTGCTATAACATTTTGTGTATATTGTGTTATAGTGAAGAACAAGCAATTAAGAGGGACGAGGTTTCGGGATTGGGTCAATCCTCTTAAGTGGGGTAGTGTATTATTTGCTGTTTTTACGAAGTGGTTATTTCCGATGCATATATTGGAACAGATTCTATTACGTGTCTATGATGTTGAGTGTCGGAAGTGTGTTTTGCGTGGCAGTTGTATTCATTGTGGATGTGACATGAGTAAGGTTTACACACCGTTTGATAGTTGCAGTGAGGGTAATTGGGGACCAATGATAGAGGATGAAGGTAAGTATAAAAGGATGCGAGATGAGTATCCTGTTGATATTACGGTAAGATATTTGAAAGAGGGGTCTTAGTGTTAACCCCCAAATTACTAAAGCGAAGATGCTTCAATGGAAAAAAAAATAATTAAATAGCAAAAAAAACATTATAATATGGGATATTTTTCTAAATTGCGTAAAAAAGTGGCAAAAATGGTAAATGGTGGAGATACAATTGATATAACCTCGTTAGGGGACGATGAGATTTTTCGTAGCCTTAAGGCTACATTTGGCAAGCATTTAAGGGTTGGAGAGAGTGATACATTGCGGTGGAATTTTGCGGACGGAATAAGTGGGGACATTGTAGAAGATGTTACTGGATGTGGGTGTACGAATAAGTCGTGGGACAGCGATGGCGTAACGGCAGTATTTACGAATAATAGGGATGGTTTATCAAAAGAGGGAGAGTTGATTAGTATGTCGTTGACTGTATATTTAAAAGATGGGATAAGCAAGGTTCCGAATGCTGGTAGGGGTGGCATGATGTGGCCTCCTGAAAAGAGGAGGGTTAGGATTGAGTTTTCTGGCTGGATAAAGGAATAGTATGTCAAACTGTAATTGTCTAAGGGAATCTATAAGAAGATGATTAAAGGGGGGCCAAATGAGGCTTATTTTGAGGCGAACGATGGGCACAGGTATGTTCCAGAGATTTCTCAGTTAATAGAGAAGTATGGGGAGGCTAAGGCTGGCAGGTATATGTGGGCGATATATTTGGTATATCATCCAAAGAGTGATTTGTTTGATTTGCCATTAGAGGATAGGATTGAGTGGGTGTCTCAAGAGTATGTAGGAGACCTTGTTATGGACTGGGACTCATTATCAGATGTGATACGTGTATTTCCAAAGGTGTCCATGGAGTATGAGGAGCGGATGTATCATGATGCGGTTATGTTGTACGAGGAGAGCATAAGGGATGCGAGGTTATTGCCGGCTAAAGACAAGGCTGCATTTATAAATGCTATAAGCAAGGCTGGTAATGAGATAGACAAGTTAAAGTCAAAATACTTATTGAGTAGAGAGAATGTAAGGTCGAGTGGTGAGATACAGTCTGGTTGGGCAAGCAATCAAAAAGGGAGAAAGAAAGTTTAGGCACTCGATATCTAAACCTATTTAAAAATGAGTTTTAAGCAACACAATAAGCCTGTTGACGTTATTCCGTTTAAATTGAGGAATATAGGAGACTTTTTGCCTGATGCTGAATATCCTATTCTGCATCCAAAGAGCATGGCATATAGTGAATATTGGAAAAAGCGTACAGAAGAGTGTATATATGGTATATGGGGCGACGATAGTCAGATTATAAATGGGGAAAAGGTTGGTGGTTATAGATGGCTGCCCGGCAATATTGTGTTTTATACACATCATACGCCTATTGAGACAGAAATAGAGGGACAAAAGAACAAGGGGCTTGCATTGCCCCTTCTTCGTGATGTAGAGTGGTTGGTGGGATATGATCTTGCTACCTGTGATGGTTTTTCTGGTTTTTCAGACGATAGAGATAGGACATGTTTTAGGCCTATACAAAAAATAGAAAGAGGTGAGCCATTAACGAATGGGGAGAAGATTTTGATAGACAGGTATTCTGATCACTTGTTTACAAAGAGGGGTGTGTACAAGAAGTACGTTGATTCAAGGCTTCTAATGTATGAGACACAATACGAGCCGCTTGGTAATCCATTGTGGTTCAACGAGAGTTTAAACTACATGTTATTAAGCACACGTCGCTTGGGGAAGTCTTATTTAGTAATTAATGGGGTTGCAGTATATGAGTTCACTTTCAATGGAGCGAGGACGTTGAACGAGTTTTTTGATCAGAGCACCAAGACAACTACTGTTGTTGGGTCGGGTAATTCTGATAAGACAAAAGAATTTTTTGCTAAATGGCAGACGTCCTACGATTATTTAAGGACTGATGTGGGTTCCTATAATGATGGAAAGATAAATGAAACTGGAGCTTGGTGGTGGAAGTACGAGGGTAGTGTAAGGAAGGAGAACGAGTACTTAACAAATAGCGTCAAGATACAAGGTCGTACTGGATATGATGGGCCTGGCAGCAGGATGTGGCATGTGACGTATGGTAGGTCTGCGTCTAAGGGGGCTGGTTTTTCATTGAATAATGCTATTATAGAGGAGGTAGGATTAACGGAGAATGTTGAGGATATACACGGAGAGAATACGCCTGCACAGAAGTCAGATTACAAGTTTGGTAAGTCTATATATATAGGTACTGGTGGGGACTTTGACGTTATTGAGGGTTCAAAGAAGATGTTTTATAACCCTGGTGTATTTGATCTTCTTCCGTGTGACAATTTATTTAGTCCTGGAGGGAAGCCAACCGCAAGGTTTATACCTGCGACATATAGCCAGAATCAGTTCAGAGATGAAAACGGCAACCAAGATATACAGAAGGCTTTTGAGGATATCATGGTTGAGAGAAAGAAAAAAGAGGAAAGCGACACAAGACAATACTTAAGACATAAGGCGTCTTACCCCTTATCGCCCGACGAGATATTTGTAAAATATGACGGGAACTCGTTCCCAATATCCAATTTAGAATCAAGGCTTAATGCGCTTAAGAGTGGAGCTATCCCATATTCTATAGGGAATATAGCATATTACGATATTCTTAATGAGGATGCATATTGGATAGAGGATTTTAGCAAAAGGCCGCTGATGGACATAGATGATTTAAGCGATGATAATATAAATAAAGAAGGGGCAATAGTTCAGTATGAAGCGCCAAATAAAGATAGGCCAAAGAGGATATACAATGATCGCAACCCTATGTATTTATTATTTGTTGAACCTGTAAGGAACGATACTGGTTCTTCTTTTGTATATAGCTATGTATGGAAGTTTAATGATTTTGCTAATCCTGATAGGATGCAAAACAACATAGTATGCGAATGGTTTGGAAGGTATGACAATAATAATGATGACAACATAAGGCGAACGTTTGCCATGGCAGCATATTACGATTGTAACATATATACTGAAATAAACAATGATAACATAAAGGGGATGGCAAGACGTATAAAGAAATATGATTGGTTGCAACCGAATTTAGGATATATTGATGGCTTGGAATCTCAAAATAAGAAAGAGTATGATATTGGTTTTTATGTTGCACCAAATATGATTCCTTCTCTTGAGCGGTTAACAAATGAGTGGTTAAGGAAGGTTATTAGTGTTTCAGAAGAGATAAAGGGTGGTGAGTATTTGAGGAAGGAGGTTATAATGGCAGACACTATTAATAGCAGTATGTTATGTAGCCAGTTAATATCATATAATAGGAGCGGAAACTTTGATGCATACGATGGGATTAGGCTTCTTGCGATATGGGAGAAAGCGAACGAAGGTTTTGATTCGCAATATAATAACACGGAGAAAGATAAAGAATTGTTGGACACACTTCGATCGATGATGAAAAATAAAGTTATAAAACGGAGGTTAACCTCAGTGAACTACCCACCCACGGCATAGCCGATGGGTTGGGCTTCAGGAGTCAGCACTTTGACTAACGTCAACAGTTCGTCCTGATTTTTAAGAGTGTGTTCCCCACTCAAATTATTTTTAAGAGCAAAAGATTTAATATTTATGGCAGCATTAACATCTCGGTCTAAAACAGAAGAACAGTTACTACAAGTCCATTCACGGTCTTTTAGTTGTAATTCTTTGTTAATAGTTCCACAGTTTGAGCAAGTTTTGCTTGATGGTGCAAATTGTCCAATACGTAGGATATTTTTACCATACCAGTCTGCTTTGTACTCTAACATAGTTACAAAAGTTGAGCAACTTACATCACTAATTGCTTGTGCTAAATTGTGGTTCTTAACCATATTTTTCACCGCTAAAGTTTCAATTGCTATCGTTTGGTTCTCACGAATCAGTTTTGTAGAAACTTTGTGTAAAAAATCTTTGCGTTTATTTACTACATCTTCGTGTAGTTTGGCAAGCTTCTTTTTAGTACGCTTACCTTTATATTTTGAATATTTGCGTTGTACATATTTTAATTTGCTTTGTGCTTTACGTAGGTATTTAGGATTTTCAAATACTTCACCTTCTGATGTGATGCAAAAGTCCTTAATCCCCAAGTCAACTCCAATAGTTGTACTTTCCTTGATTGGTGCTTTAGTTGGTAATTCTTCTTTAGTATCACAAAGTATGGAAACAAAGTATTTACCAGTAGGTGTAACGCTTATGGTTGCACTTTTGATTATTCCTTTAGTAGGACGATGTAAAGACATCTTAATACCTTCTTTGAATTTAGGAATTATCAAAAGGTCATTTTCTACTATTACATTTTGTGGGATTGAGAAAGATTGTTTCCCCTTATGTTTTGATTTGAACTTAGGAAACCCCGCACCTTTAAAGAACTTCTTAAAAGCAATATCCATATTTTGTATGGACTGTTGTAAACTTTGTGAATTTACTT